TTATCGGAAGTACCTCAAGTGGTTATGCAGGGGAATAAGAAATTAACCCCTAAAGAAGTTCTTGAGAAAGTAAAAGAGGGATATGAGTTAGTAGAAAAAGTCCTAGGGTTTTGGGAGTCTTTACTTAACTTATTTAGCCCTAAGAAATATGAATTAAAGAAGGTAGCTAAATGATAGAACTCACAGAAGAACTCAGAAGTTCCATCGAAGCTTTCCTTAAAGACGCACTCGTCCTCCCCGAATGGGATTTTGAAATCTGTCCAACCGGAATCAATATATGGACTGACTTAGTTTATGGCGGCGGATTATCATGGACGTTCCTTACGAAACTGCAAGAGGTCGTACCGTTCAAAGCTCTCATTAGTTACGAACAAAGAATTTATCCACGAACTTTAAAAGTAGGATATAGTTTAGTATTTTGATAAGAGAAAGTAGATTCGAGGCAAAGGTGAGGAGGAAGAAAGAGTTGGCTGAGTTTATAAGTCGAAGACCACCACTTAAGCCGGTAGGAAAACCTGCTCCACAAAAACCTATTTGTAGACCTATTAGACAAAAAGAAGGAGAGTTCAGTAACAAGGAACTTGGAAGAAAATATGCTATTGAAGCCTTCACCTTAATCGCAATCTTTATAATAATTATAGCTACTCTTATTATTGGCTAACGTAAGTATATATTACCACCCGAAGCAAGCCGAGTTCTTAACCGACCCTGCGAGAGTCAAGGTTGTCCTCAAAGGGCGTAGGTTTGGCGGAACTCACGGATTAGCTAATCACGTCTCTGAGTGTCTCCTAGATGGGAAATATCGAAGAGTATTGTGGGGTGACGTGTCTCTTGGGAACACTAAGAGGTATTGGTCTCGCTTCTTCAATCCTATTTGGAAGAATGTAAATAAATCCTTATGGACTTATGGTAAGCAGGATAATGAGTTTAGATACCGCGATTCGTATATCGACTTCCGGGGAGCCGACTATCCTGATGGATGGGAAGGTTTCGGATATGACTGCATAGTGTTAAACGAAGCAGGGATTATTCTTAAGAACGATTACTTGTGGTATAATGCTGTGCTTCCGATGTCGCTTGAACATAAGGCAGACATCTTCATCCTTGGTACTCCTAAAGGAAAGCGCGGGATTTACTATGAGTTATCCGAGAAGGCACGTAAAGGTGAGGACGGGTGGAAACTATTCACTTATACAAGTTACGACAACCCTCTTATAGCCGCGGAAGATATAAAAGAAATGGAACTCTCTATGCCGGAGATACAAGCAAGGCAGGAGATATACGCAGAGTTTATTGATGATACAGGTAGTGTGTTTAGAAATATATCCGAGTGTGCTACAAGTGTAGAGGAATCCCCAAAGGAAGACGAAGATTACTATATGGGACTTGACTTAGCCCGTACTCAGGATTATACTGTAATAAAGATATTAACTAAAGAAGGACGTGAGGTCTACCACGAAAGGTTTAACCAAGTAGAGTGGGCTTATCAGAAAGAAAGAGCGATTACCGCCGCGCAGAGATATAATAATGCTTCGATTCTAATGGATGCGACAGGCGTAGGTGATGTGATATTCGAGGACTTACAGAACGCGGGGCTTAACATAACTCCATTCGTATTTAATAACGAGAGGAAGTTTAACTTAGTTAAGAACCTTATAATGGCTTTCGAGAATAAGAAGATAAGTATTATCCCTGATAGCGTAACTTTGGCTGAGCTTAAGAACTTTGAGTACTCTATCACTAACACAGGTAAGGTAAAGTATGAAGCAAGGTCGGGGCATGATGATACCGTTATGAGTTTGGCTTTAGCTTATAGTCAAATAAACCAAGCCGGCATTCCTACAATAAGGCAGATTCCCGAGCCGAAACAAAGGCAGGTAGGGAACGTATTAGTATCCGGTGGTAAGTGGAAAAGGCTGTAAGTACTATATAAATATAGCGAGTGCTAAAAACTTCACAAATTTGCACAGCATAGTAAGCGTACTAAGTAGTAGTAATATATGGTAGTTAGAGTGAATGACTTGACTTTGATGTAAAAATTATGTATTTTTGAAACTTAGTTTTCGTTTCATACGCTGATTTGATACAGACTCGGCGGAAATAACTAAAGCTATTCAACTCAAACACGTTTCTGAGAAGAGTAGTTTACAAGTTTTTCAGAGAAACAAAACTTCTTAACTCTTCTAGACGAGTATTGTTAAACGGAATGATAAAGCTTCTTCCTAAGAAAGTGCAGGAACTTAGCTTATTTAAAAAGAAATTAACTAATAACCCATATAGTTCCATCTCTTTTTCCAAATGGAATACTTCGCTTGGATTAGCAGACTCTAAGAACTATCAAGACTACTACGATGCTTATCGTTCCGTAGTCTATTGGTGTGTTAATATAAGAGCTAAAGCAGTAGCTAAAGCTGAATACTCTCTATATGTTAAGAGAAGAAAAGATGAAATTGAAGTACCTAACGACCACCCATACTTTCGCTTAGTTGACCGTCCTAACAGATACAAGCAGACTTACTACGATATGAAGTACCTCATCCAAGTTTACAAAGACTTGGTAGGTAATGCTTATGAATACATAGCTACTAGAGATGCTCTAGGTAAACCGGCGGAGATAATTATACTACCTCCTCAGTTTATCAAGATAGCTCCTAATCCCGATGGTACTATAAAAGAATACCAATTCCACTACCCAAACGGAAGTGGCTATACTCCTTTAAGACCCGAAGATATAATCCACCATAAATATCCTAATCCCGCAGATTTCTATTACGGGATGTCTCCATTAAAAGCAGCTTCTTACGCTTCTGATGCAGACTTAGCTATGTCTATTTATACAAAGACATTTATGGAGAATGACGCTACCCCTAAGTTTGCGCTCTTAACTAAGAACAGACTTACGGATTCCGTCTTTAATGATTTCGTAGACAGATGGCACGATACTTATTCAGGTAATAACAAAGCAGGACTTCCGGCGGTATTAGATAATGGATTAGATATTAAACCCATTAGTTTATCTCCTAAGGAAGCTGACTATCTTATGTCTAAGAAAGGATGTAGAGACGAGATTATGCAAGTGTTTGAGATTCCTCCTGTTATCGGAAACGTAACAGAGAATGTCAACAGAGGTTCTTCTACAGATGGGATGCTTAACTTCATTGATAATACGATTGACCCTATCCTTAAACAAGAAGCTGAGTTACTTCAGTTATTCCTCAAAGATGAATATGACGATAGACTTTGCGTTAGGTATTGGATAGACAGACCTTCTAATCTTGAAGTAACACTAAAGGAAGTAGAAACAGGAATTAAGTGTGGCTACTTATCTATTAACGAAGCTAGAGAAATCTACGGGTACGACCCTGTTCCGGACGGAGACGAAGTGAAACCTTTTAATCCTAATCCGGTAGAAGATATACCTGAACCAAAAAAGATAAACGAATGACATATCCTTGGAAAAGAGAACTAGATTTAACAGAAGCTAAATGTTATGACTGCGGTGCTAAATACAAAAGTAAAGAGTATATAGAGTTGGTACTTCCACATGATTTGTGGGATAAGATAAGTCCCGTGAAAGAAAAAGGATGTGGGTTACTCTGTCATACTTGTATATTGCAAAGATTAAGTTCATTAAATATTTGGCAAGATGTAAGCTTTAAAATTTGTATCAACGAACACCAAAGAACATACGAATGATTAATCCATTAAACGATACTAAAATAGTAGAGCCATTTTTAGTCGGTTCCAAGGCAGTAAACTTTATCATTATCTGTGTAGTATTAATAGGATTTTTGATATGTGTTTCAATTATATAACGAATGACAATAGAAGAATTTTTAGAATCAGACTCGGCGGAATTAAGTTACCCCGAAGAAGAAAAAGCTGACGACAGAGAAGGAATAAATGAGGTTTATGCTAAGTACCATGCGTTAGTTAATATGTCCGCCAATGAATTAGAGAAGTGGTCTGAAACAGAATGCTCTCATAGAGCTTCGGTAGATAGAACTCCTATCGCTCGGAACTTAAAATTACTTAAGACCGACAAAGCAGATTGGACTGAGAAGAGTAAGAAACAAGCAAATAGAACTATAAGCTTCATCTCACGAATGAAGAAGATGCCGGCAGGGAAACCGGCTAAAGAAGGATGCCCTAGTAAGAGGGATATAAGTTTAAAAAATTGGGCTTACGACCCGAATAAAAAAGCAATGGAAGAAACCACACATCAACCTTTAGTTCAAAGTAAAGCATTAGTATCCGACTTCACCATCAATGAAGAAGAAAGGTCAGTAACGCAATACATATCAACTAAAGATGAAGACCGCGGGAATGATGTAATGATTCCTGACGGAGTTAAACTAACTAATTATAAAGTCAACCCTATAGTTCTTTGGGGGCATAACCAAAGAGAGCTTCCGATTGCAAAAGCTTTATGGACTAAGCCCGACGCTAAAGGGGTTCTCTCTAAAGCTCAGTTTGCTAAGCACCAATTCGCAGAGGATGCGTGGCAGTTAGTTAAAGACAAGTTTGTAAATGCTACTTCAATAGGCTACGTCCCGCTTAAAGAAGAAACCAAAGAGACCGGAAAATTCAGAGAGATTTGGGGAATGAAAATCCCTATCACTAAAAGGATTATCCACGAATGGGAACTCTTAGAGTGGTCATACGTGAATGTCCCGATGAATCCTAAGGCATTAGTCCAAAGGGATTTTAGTGGTCTTGATATTAAATCCGCGGAAATGAAAAATTTTCTCCTGCAAGAAGCAGAGAAATATACATCTATAAAAATGGACGAACAAACAAAAGAAGAGTTCAAAGCTCTCTTAGAAGGATTCAAATCCGAGATGGAAGCCTCTGTTTCAAAAGCAGTAGCCGACGCTGAGGAAGCGAAGTCACAAATTGTAAAGGTTGCAACAAACCTTGAAACTTTTATTACGAATCACAACAGTGTCTCAAAAACTATTTCGGAGATTGCAGGTGAGATTAAATCAATTAAAGATGCAAAGCAAAAAGAAGCTTTGGAGAAATTAGCTGATGAGATGGCAACCGGAGCAATTAGAAAACAGATGGGCAAAGTTGACTATTTATTTAATCAAAACTAATAGACAAAATGTCAGAAACAAAAACTCCTGAACAGCTTGAGGCAGAAAGAATAGCCGAAGAAGCAAGAGTTAAAGCAGCACAATCAGCTACAGAGATTCCTAATTATGAGGAATTTGTAAAGACTGTGCTTGATAAAATGGAAGCCAAGGCAAGAGAATTGGTTACTCCTGTAGATTTAAAGTACGGTAAACTTCCTGTTGATTTAACAGAAGAAGAAAAGAAAATGCCGGCACAAGTACAAGACGCTATCAAAGCAAATAAGTTCTTCCGCGCTTTATATAAGAAAGATACAGCTTATCTTACTTCTACAAAAGCAATCAATATCGAAGGAAATGATGCAAGAGGTGGTTACTTAACTAACCCTGAGTTCAACAAAGAAGTATTTAGATTCCTTGAAGAATACGGCGTTATTCCTAAGTACGCAAAGAAATTAAAAATGAACAGTCAGAAGATGTTACTTCCTATCTCTGACGGTAGAATGACAGGTGCATTCGTATCAGAAGCTTCGCAAAAACCTGAGTCTAATCCAACATGGACAAGAAAAGAACTTTCAAGAAAAGAATATGCTGTGTTATCAGTAGTTTCTAAACAGTTCTTGGAAGATTCAGAAGTTAACCTAATGGATTACATGGCTGCTGACGTAGCAGAAGACTTTGCTTACGCAATGGATTATCAAGGTTTGCGCGGAACAGGCTCTCCTATTACGGGTATTATCGGTACATCCGGTGTAAACGTAATGAGAACTTCCGGCACAGACTTCGGCGCTACAGTTACAGGTGACAAGATAATTGATATGGTTCATTCTCTTTCTCCTTCGAGAAGCAGAGGTGCTGCATTAATTATGCACAGAACAGTATTCGCACAAATTAGAAAACTGAAAGCAACCGGCGGTTCAGAAGAGTACATCTTCCAAGACCTAGGTACACCTAACAGTTATATGGTTGCAGGTTATCCTGTAATTCTTTCTGAGGCAATGCCTGCTTATGACGCAGCTTTACCTGCTGCTGATACAGCTTATATTATATTCGGTAACTTACAGAACGTTATCTTAGGTGACAGAAACTCACTTGAGGTAGCTATGACTACAGACGCTACAATCGGTTCTAATAACTTATTTGAAAAGAACTTAATAGGTTTCAGATTTGAGCAATCTTACGACATCATAGTCCCTAAGGGCGATGCTTTCGTAGTTCTTAAATCAGACGAGGCTTAATTAAAATCGGGGGACTAACCTCCCCCATTTAATTCTAAATATGGCTCTAAATTCCGACGCATTAATTACATTAGACGAGTTCAAAAGATATGCTGATATAGTAGATAAAACCACTAATCTGCCTGTAACTTCAACTAAGGATGCTTTTATAGAAGATTGCATTAACGAGGCATCAAGCTCGGTTAATG